TGTCTGGCCTGAACGGTCTTCACCGTAGATTGTTGATGTTGCTGCATAAAGTGTGTCGCGTGAAAGCTGGTCAAGATAGATAGCCATGTTACGACCAAGAAGACGTGAGGCTGAGGCCATTACGTCATCAAATGAAGCATTGAGCAATAGCTCTGATACAGCAAGAGCATAACCATGCTCAGTTACTGTGATTGAGAACTGCTGTGCTGTAAGAGCGTTTGTCTGCATACGAACACCTTCGACAAGCGCTGAAGCGAAGCCAAGGTTGTTGTAACGCATGAAGTTGATTTGAAGACCAGGTGCAACACCAAGTTCTGTCTTCTTTACTGCGAATTGCTCAAAGCGCAAGATTGGCATGGCCTGGAAAAGAATTTCCTTTGACCAAATAGTCTGAATTGCTTGAGTAAGTTGTGTATTAGTGCCTGAGTAGGCTGTTGGGGACGCAGCGAGATTGCCGGTACCCGTAATACCAGATGCCATTTATTTAACTCCTTAGTTGGATTTGGATTTTTGGGTTACCCGAACAGTCCCTTTGTCTTCCCTTGTGCACTAGGGCTCAAGAGTCGACCACGATATTTAGCGTATTCATCCATTGACATTGACGCAATATCTTGCGCCGTTAAGTTCTTTTGCTCCGAATTAGTTTCCAGTGGTCCGGCCGGAGGCAAGGTTGCCCGTGTCCCCGTCATTTCTCGTCGTGCTGTCTGCATTGCAGATTGAGCCGATTCGAGAATTCTATTTGAGCGCTCTTTCAAGCCCTCAATGCTTGCATCAAGTTCCTCTTTAGTGTTTCCACTAACTAGGTCTACAAGCTCTGGCATGATGTTCTCACGCTCAGCTTCGAGCTTCTGTGCTCGGTAGTTCTGCAGTTCTGCATAAGTGCGTTCACGTTCCAGAAGTGCAAAAGCAGTTTCGCGTTCTTGACGCTCATGCTCCAGCTGTTCCTGCCATTCTTTTTCCTTCTTAGCAAGAAGGTCACGAACTTCCAGTTCAGACTCTTCCTTTGCTTTCTGCTCCTGAGCAATACGAGCTTGACGCTCAGATTCTTCAGTAGCAAGGCGATTGGCTTCTTCTTCTCGACTACGCTTCAATACATCAACTTCTTCCTTAAGCTTTTCAATCTGAGGATAAAGTTTTTCTTTCTCCTGAGAACGAACCTTAGCTAGGTCGTCTTCTGTATAAAATTTTGTGTTTTGAGTAGTAACAGCTGATGCATCAACATCAGAACTTGCAACTACTGGAATTGTTCCTGCTTCGGCTGCGAAAGCCTCTGCGTTTACTTCTGCAGTATTCATTCTTACTTCCTTTTATCCTAGGGGTCGTTTTCCGATTTAATAGCACATATGACCAAACGTTGTATTCAATACACAATTTTCACCTGTTTACCATAAGTTGTCAGGCTAAACTGCTTTTATTTCTCATACTCTTCCGGCACTCTCCGTTGTGGAATTTTTGTACCGTAAGCTTCTGTTACAAGGCGCTGTCTCAATCCTTGTTCTCCCATTTGTACGAACATCTGGGCTTCATCCAAAATTGGAGTTGCAGCGTTAGATTGTGGGCCCTGAGGTGTAGTTCCTTCAGGTCCACCCATAACAGGTTGAGGCATCCCATCTGGGCTAGGCATCATGCCAGTTAAACTTGCAATCTCGTTCTGTACCTGAGTCTTAATAAGGTTAAGAGCTCCCTCAGCCTTTGCGTCATCAATAAGTTCTTGACGAATTTCCATAAGTTTTTCATCTGGGAATTCTTCTCCCAAAGAACGCAAAGCGCCTTCTTTAGACTCAAGTCCTAAGGACATCATGGACTGAACTTCGTTAAGAGCGATTAGTTTGTCAAGAGGAAGTGGTGGTGGGAAATGAACATAGGAGCGGAAACTGATTGGGTCGTTTAGGTCTAGTACTGATACCTGACCTTCTTTAAGCGGGGCTGTACGAGTACCTGGGTTAGCCTGCATTGTTTCTGGCTCTTTAAGTGCAAGGCTAAGAAGAATTAGTTCGTTAACTCGCTCTAATCCGTGAGCGTACTGAATAATTTTTTGGTGGTAACGGTTCATCAAAGGTTGGAACTGAATAGCAAGTGCCACACCTGATGTATTAGAAATAGGCTGTGCTTGACCAAGAGCGGTTTCTGGAACTCCAACCATTTCATGCATTGACTTCTTCATCATTGCAAGGAATTCCATTGCTCCCTTAAGGCCTTGTGCTCCGCCTTCTAGGTTTTCTACTCTGGCGTCTTTTGGTAATCCGCCCCAGACTTTATTAGCGCCTTTCTCAAGCTGAGAAGCCTTAGCACCGATGATGACCGTGACGGGCGCAGCGTGGTAATTAACGATGTCAGCGATATCAGTAGCAGTTTCATTATAAGTGCGATTAATAGGAATAATATCGTTGCAATCGCTAAGGCCCCAAGGACTACCAGAGATGCGAACGTTAGGAATATGAATAATGGGAATAACGCCAAGCGGGTTAGGGCGAGAGTCAATGAGTTCATCGTTAATGTATTCCTCGATAGAGTCTTCTGTAAGAATTTCTGTATATGTAAATACTTGACGCGTACCTTCAAGGGATGTGCCCCAAAAACGATACTTAAGTTTAAAACGAATTAAACGTTCACGGTCGTGAGGGTGAAACTCTGGAAAAGCAAATGATGAGTTAAGAGGAAGGATACGAACACGGCCTGGATGAATTCGGCCTGCTGGGTCTTGATAAGATTCCTCGTAAGCAACTTTAATAAAGCAGTCGCCTGATACAGCTCCCTGCTGTCCCATTTCCCAAAGTACTGTTGCTTTATTATTGTCAACTTCCCAAACACGTTCTAGAAGGTCTGGGACAATTGCTTCCGTCATTTTTGGGCTACGGAACTGGACGCCTTTACCAAATGTAAAGTTAAGAATAAAATCTGTAAACGCACGATAGTAGTTCAATACCATCTGCGATTCGCCTACTTGACGGCGGTATGAATAGTGATGACCTAGATACATTGCCCAATTAAGGGAATAGCGGTTTAGGCGAGGGCCGTGTACTTCAAACTCTTCGTCAGCTAGTTCTACGAGACCTAGTGGAGAAATTGAGATAGTTAAATCAGATGACGCTGCTCTATACGAAGGAGGAGAGAAATCTAGACCGCTACCACTCACTGGCAAATCCTCCCGTTAAACTCATAACTAAATATTAGCATCATTGTCGATAAAGCGTTTTTTTAAAGATGCTTGCTTTCACCCTTAAGACTTCCGCGCCCTACAGGGTGCGTAACTTTTTGCTTTTGGGCATCTTCTTGTTTATCTTTTTTCTCTTGTTCGTAATCTCTAAAACGTGGGTCAATTTCTTTTTTAGATTGAACAAACTTGCCGCCCATTTGTGAATAACGAGTATGCACCCAGTGAGCCGCTGCTGGTGAAGGATATTTTGCAAAACGAGTTTTGGCTTGTGTTGTAATCATGTTCCAGAGGCGTGGGTTAGCAGCAAGCTGCTTGGGAGCATTAGTTACGGAACGACCAGAAATCAAAGCCATGTTTAATCCTTAGAAAAAGAGGACCCTACCCCCGCAGCTTTTCAAATATGCTGAACGGGGGTAGGAAACCTAATTAGTCTTGTACTACTGCTGGGTTAAGACGTTGCTGATGACTTCCGTTACGGAAAGTTTCTTCAATAACGTTAACGCCATAATCACCGAAACCAGCAGAAGCAAACTCTTGAAGAGTGTTTGGTGCTTCTACCCATGCAGCTGAACCTACGTGAGCACGCTCACGCATTGTTTCTTCTGCAGGCTTTGTGTGAACAGCTGCGTTACGGTTTGAGCGACCAGCAGCAGGAATGTATCCCTGTGCAGCGCCCTTTGAGAATTCTTGCGGAACATCTGTGTCAGTTGCAATTCCCTCTTCAAAACGAAGTGGCCCGCGTTGTCCTGGCATAGCGCCAGCCATCTTGCGGTCGTACAACGTACCTGGACGCTCTGGGAAGCTAGGTGTTGGTGAGATTGTCATAGTTATAACTCCTTATAGAAGGTTGAGGCCTCAGGTAAAAGTGTGCTCGTTATTTTTTAAAAAAACAGGCTAAAGTCATAATTATCTAAAAAATGGTGAAGAAGAGACCTCTACCTGTGGCATAGTCAAGTCCATTGTTAAAGCACACGCAATTGCTAAAGAGTCTGCATAATCGTCGTGGGCATGGGCCTCGTCAGGGGCATGAGCCAAAAAGTTAGGTCCTTGAAACTTAGTCTCTAAGTCTGTCATTTGTTGGTAAAAACGCTTCCAAGTACGAAGTCTACGTGTCTTGGCGTGAGCAGGCCAACCAACCATTCGTCGGTCAATTAATGCTTTTA